ATGTAGCCTAGCTGAAGGAATGCTTCAACGAATAGATCACCTAATCGTACTGCATCTCTCCACTCTAGGATATCATCAAAGAGTCTCTGACCTACTGAGTTACCTATCTTAGAGGAGACCTGAGTAAGCTTAGCTGTTCCTGCAGGATCACCTGCTGATGTCCTCACTACTAGAACAGTTATGATATCGTATGCAGTGTAGACAAGTTCCTCAAGGTGGGGCTTGATATCACCCCACTCCTTAAGAAGACTCACACCCTTAGAGGGTTTCCCACGCTGCGTTAGTTTTCCTATGAGGTATCCCTCAATATTCTCTAAGCTCATCTTTACTCCTAGTACTCAAACCCTCCTGCTGCATTCAGGCGAGTTGTTTGTGGATCGTATACTGCCATACCTGCATCACCTGTCTTACCAGTGAAGCGTGACTTAAGTACACGTAGTTTAATTGTGTTACGTTCTGCATCACTCTCAGCTACAAGGTTACGTGCAAAGGCAATGATGTCAAAGCTAATCTGTTTGATTGAACCTGAACCCTTGATGTCATCAATAGAAGCTAGGTGACCTTCCTCAAAGGACTTACCACCCATAGCTTTACGTAGGTGAGAGATCAATCCCAACCATACGTCATGCTTCTTAACAATCTTCAATAGGTCAGACATCATCTTGTCTACTGCTTCGTTACCTGTAAGACCTTCGTTACCTTCTGATACAGCAATAGTAATGTGGTCTAGTACAAGGTACTTACAACCCATGAGTGCAAGGTATTCTATCTTGTCAATGAGAGACTCATCAGAGACAGAACCTTGGTGGTCTAGTAGGATAAGACGTTCATCCCCAAAGACTTTATCATGAGCAGCACGTAGGTCTTCCTCAGTGATAGGAGGGTGACCATGTAGTGGACGCTTAAGTGCCATTGAGTAGAACTTCTCTGCTGTGTCACCAACAGATTCCTCTAGGGATATAAGACCAACCTTATCTTCAGAGTTCTCAAGGACATCCAAGATAATCTCTTTAATAACTGTTGACTTACCTGAACCAGTACCTGAAGTGAACAGAGTGATCTCACCCTGACGAATACCTCCAAGCTTTTCATTCAATCCCTCAAGACAATCAGGGTATGGGATAGATGTAACGTTCTGACGTTTCTTGAACTGTTCCCAGACAGCATCACCCATCACTACACCTGCAGGACAGTAGACCTGTGCACCCCAGATAGCTTGCATGATTGCATCCTTACCACCTTCCTTGTATAAATCTGAAGGGTCTTTGGTTTGGAACTTAGCAATCTTAACCTTATCTGTACCTATGATTTTAGCAGCTTTCTCTGTTGCTGCTTTACCTGCTTCATCCTGATCAAACATCAAGACAACTTCTTGGAACTTACGTACAAAGTCCCGGTTATCTAAGATAGAGTTAGTCATAGAAGCAGAAGGTATAGACACTACTGCATACACCTTACCGTAGTGATCAAGGTATGCTTGTGCTACAGACATAGCATCTAGCTCACCCTCAGTGATCACTAAAGTCTTACCATTGGTAGCTTGAGATTGACCAAAGAGTTCTGCATGTTTGATGTTACCTACCACAGAGAAGTCTTTAGGTAGTGTCCGTTTCTTGTAGGCAACTACCTGACCATCCTTAGTGTAAGGGTAGTAGTGAGCAGTAGGTTTCCCATCAGGAGATGTCTCCATCTTTACATTGAAGTGATCCACAATCTTCTTTGTAATCTTACGGGAGGTTAGAGGGTAGCTCTTGTATGTGCCGATGCTGTTGATAGTGTCTACGAAATCAAAGTCAGTGGTAGTTTCTGTAGTCATGATAGGGGTATCTCCTGTACGTTTAAAGTTAGATTGGCAAGAGAAGCAGAATGCACTGCCATCTGCACGGTATGATTTAGCATCACTGCTGCCACACTTCTCACATGGTTGGTACTTAAGTGTGAAAGGTGACTCTGGTAATTCAACACGGCTCATATAAGTTTCCTCTTAGTTGTCGCTGTATTCAGTTATTGTAACGTCAAGGTACTCTTCACCTTTCTTTACAATGAACTTCTCCAGTTGGACGTAGTAGACTTTATTGTCATTGAAGTCTGCATACATACTTTGGTACGTATCAAGACATGGTTTGATTATGTTATCTAAGTCAGCTTGCCTATTAGACAAACCTACTTTTACATCAAAGGATACTTGGGAATCCCCAAAGGGCCACTCCCAGTTATCCTTGTTGTCCATCATGAGGAGCATCCGTATCTCCTCCTGATACTCCCGATACTCCTTCGTCTTGCTCTTCGCTTTGTAGAACATCCGGTTGGCTGATATCGGTTTCAGTTTGAAGTGGTGCTTCATCATCTTGTGGTTCCTCTTTAGGTTTCTCATCAGGGTAGTACTCATAGTACTCATCCCAGTTCTGTAACATGTATACCATAGCAAGCATCTGATTACAGTACTCTTCACTGTGGTTGTTTTCTTTGTACAGTTTCCTGATGGCTTCATCTAGTTTATCATCAGGGATTCCCTCAAGAAACTTATCAGTTTTCTTTGGACCCATCCCATTAATACCCGGGATACCATCAGTACTATCACCCATCACCCACTGCTTACAGAGAAACCTATACCCATCCTTAGGTTGTACTAAGTAATGTGTCTTCTTGTTGTAGTTGTAGTGTGATCCCGGTATCTGATCTAAGTCTTTGTCTATATGGGCTAATACAAATGGTGTATCTGAGTTGATACATTCCCAACACCAGATAGAGACAAGATCATCTGCCTCCATACCATCAGCCATGATAGCCCCATACTCTTCTCTAAGGTGTTTATGACCGTAGTTAATACGTTCCCTTACCTTATCGTCTAAAGGCTTCCTGTTGCTCTTGTAGTCCTTGTAGACATCATAGCGAAAGTTACCCTTGCCTTTGACAGCTAACCTCATCTCTCCCATGAAACACTCACGGTCAATCTCTTTGATTACCTCTTTGATATTCTTACGTATCTCTGAGTTGCTACTGGCTACTACTGCTGCCTTGAATATGATTGAATCTGCGTCTACGATTATTAGGCTCATGGCTCTTCCTCAGTTTGGCTTTGAGTTTCTTATTCTCAAGGCGTAAGTAATGGAGATCTCTGTGTAACTCATCGATCTCCTTAAGTAAGTCTGCGATTAGCTCACGTTCTTCACTCATCTTCCTCATCCAATCTAGCTACAATACGTTTCAATCTCTCACGTAACTCAAGAGCATCTGGGTCTGTACTATACTGGTCTAGTTGATAGACTTGCTTGAATGTATCAAATAGTTTCTCACACTTAGCATCTAAGATTTCTGCAAGACCATGCATAACTGTATGGATTCTATCTGCATCATAGACTTGATCACTATCATACATCATGTCTGCTACAGTACGTATGTCCTGTGCTGTAGTCCACAGATTGTTAATGTCATCTTCTAAATTGAATCTATCTTTCATCATCTTCATCCTTTTTACTCAAGTACACAACTCCATTAAGGCGTACATCCCATTCTAATGTATCACCTACATGCCAGTCTAATATCTCTAGCAATTCATCTGGTAGCTCCAGATACATCTCACCTTGGTCATCAGAGATAATGTTAGCTATCATCGTCCTCTCCCACAGTCCATCTTATGTTGACCGTTTGGCAACTTACATTGTGGGCAGATGTCGTACAGTCTATGTATACGGTCTATGCCTTCTTGTATTCCTGCTTCCCATGCCCATTTAGCTATGTCTTCATCTGTAATGTCTAAAGGACAGCATGAGTTGAAGTGTTTCCACCATTCTTCAAATGTCATAGATGCACTCCAAACATAGTTAGAGTTGTTTTTATTGCTTCCATGTACTTTATGTTATTAACGATGTCCTCAGCTTGGTACGGCTTAATGTTTTCCTTGTCTGCCAGCTTCTGGTTATCTTCTTTCATGTAGTTGTAGTGCCATGTAAGTACATGCCTTACTATCTCGTCACCAGCATCTGTACTATCCATTAATTCACGCAATGTAGGTTTGTTCATACTGCACTGTCTCCTGTTAGAGTCTTGTCGTACTCTTCGTTCTCTTTGTTAGCGAACTTGTAGCCTTCCTCAAAGGCGGCTTCCCATGCGTCTCTTAAGAAGTCATCTATGTCTACATATGGCCTAGTCTCAAGCCATTCTTCAAATGTCATCACTCTTCCTCCACTACAGTAGTTTAATCTCTGGTTGGACTTCTTTCCCAACCTCATAGAACTTCTGCTCACCATAACCACAGTCATTCTCTACTAACCACTCAAGGATTTCATCAATAGTCCCTACGTAGCCACCTTTGTACTCATCTATTACTGCGTATAATTTAGTCATCATTCTTCCTCCTTCAAAGGCACATGAGCAAAGCATGGTCCAGACAAGTCAGCTAAAGACACTGGCAAGTCAGACTCAACAGCCCCATTGCGTACATCTTCACTGTATTTACGTGGACATTCTCTGTTAGCACAAGCGGCTATGCAGAATGTCATATCTCTGTAGCTAATCATCACTCTTCCTCCACTGTAGGCACATCACGCCATTCTTCTAGTGTGTGGGTATCATCTGTATCATCATACAAGACCCACCCTTGTTGAAGTATGCGGATTACTCTGCCTTTCTCTGGGTTGTAGTCATACACTCTGCGTTTAACAAACCGTAGTTCATTAGTTGGTATCCAGTTTTCCATATACTCCTCACTTTAATGCGCTATATTCTGCACATTAACCACACTTTTATACACTAATGAGCCGAATATTGCACCTTATCGGCTCACATGTTATCCATCACTAGTTGTAAATGACCTTCATCGTCGATGTACAAATCCTCAGAGATTCTCAAAGGATATCTGTTCATATCTTCCCCTTGGCTGTAAGGGTCAACATCTGTGACCCCTACTACTTTAGTTTCCTGATCTAACTTAGTGAACTGCTGCATAAGTCTCTCCAAACTCAGGGTCACCACCATCCATACACTCTACACCAAACCATTTAGGTGCTTCTGTGTATGCTTCTTTGAGTAGTTCACCTACACGTTGGGCATCATCAGGGTGTACTGTGAATGCCATCTCATCGTGATACCAGATACGTGGCTTAGCACGTAGCCCTTCTTCACGAATCTTCTGCATGGCATATGCACAAGCTGCCTTACAAGTGATTGCTTCTGTTGATTGAAGCAGATAGTTGAGACACTGGTGATCACTCTCACAGAATACGGGTCTACCATCTAGACCCTTGAACCAACCCACACCTTGCTGCATGTTGTTACGATTCCACTCTGTCTCAATACGATCACGTAACTCTTGTAACCCCTTGATACCTTTACCAAAGTCAGCACGTGACTTAGCACCTACCTTCTTAGCTTGGTTACCTTTAGCTCCAAGAGTAGCACCTAGCTTAGCATCACCTGCACCAAAGAGATATGCATACAGGTATGTCTTAGCTGTACTACGAGAACATCCAAGGATGTCTGCATTACGTTGGTGTTGATCACCATAGATAACCTCCTGTGTGAACTCAGGGTTACCTACGAAGTGACACAGTGCACGTAGTTGGTTACCTGCAGAGTCACAACCTACTACTACTTCACCTTCATCTGCAGCAAAGACTTCACGTAGAGGTTTCCCATAGGTAGCAGTAACAGATGGTAGGTTTACAATCACCTCATGTCTAGCACGGAATGAAGGTGTACCAATAGTCCACATGTTACCATGCAGTCTTCCATCTTTTACTTTCTCTAACCAACCCTCTACTACAGACAATCTGTTACGCAGTGTGTAGTACTCAGAGATCAACTCACCATCCTTGCCAAACTTCTTGAGAGAACTCTCTGTAAGTTTTGGTCCTTGGTTAACCCACTTGCCTTGGATCATCTTACGGGTGTACTCATCAGGCTGCCAGCCATTCTCAAGTAACCACTCTTTAACCAAAGCAATCTGACCTAGATCTATCTGTCGTTCTTCCTTACGTTGGAACTCAGTACCAGCTGGCATTAGATGTGTGTCTTCAGGTTTTACTTCATGACCAAAGTATTCTGTGAGAATACGACAGGTAACTGCATTGTATGTACCATCCTTCTTGAACTTAGGAGTCTTAGGTTCCTTGTCAAGGTAGACAGTGTGCATACCTAGCTTAGGTTCAATGATAGATTCAATCTGCATCATACGTTCAGTGAACATAGCTTGAGTGAATAGAGCTTTGTCCATGTCAAAGTTCCAACCCTCACGCTTGATGATCTGATTCATCTTAGCTACTTCCATCTCTATCTGTAGACCTTTCTGGATCAGAGGGTTCTGTTTGTAGATATTCTTGAAGTCTTGCATAAGCTTACGGTATACATCAAGGTTCACACGTACATCTTGTTGGCAGTACTTCAACATTTCTTTGGAGTACTTATCGTATTCATGGAAGTCAATCTTCTTATTGCCAAGACGTAGACCCCACTCTTCAAGGTTATGTTTGTGACCACGCTTGTACTGCAGAGTCTGTGACATAACCCAAGTATCATGGATGTTCTTTGAGAGTAGGTCTGTACCAAACAGACGGTCAATAGTAATGAAGTCAAAGCCAATACCATTGTGTGCTACAAGGATGTCTGCTTCCTCACACAACTTCACACCCTCTGCAATAGAAGGTAGTGAGTCATCATCATCTGAGAAGCTAAACATCTCTTCGGTCTTAGCATCCTGTGCCACAAGACACCATAGCTTAGTAGCATTAAGACCATCAGTTTCAATATCAACAACTAGTGTACGCATAAGTATTCTCCAAATGTCGCCCTTAGGGGTTAGACTAAAAGTGTTTAAGTTAATTTACAATGTTTAATATAGTTTACTAATCCATTGAAGAGACGAGCGTCAGCGAGGCTCCACTTCTTTAGATGTAGCTACACGATCTCCAAAGATACTAGTCTCATTCTCAGAGAGTACCCATGGAAGTTCCTTCTTACAATCAGCACATAGCTTTACATCTATGGATGATAGCATTACTACTGGACCACCACAGTAGGGGCAGTACTTTTTGTTAGGCATTTTGTCCCTCATATGTGGGTGTATGTGAGAGACAATAAGTTTTGTCCCTCATATGTAGGCGTAAAATAGAGCCTAAGATTTCTCTTAGACTCTAGGGGTAACACCTTTACCGTCACGGACTTGACCTTAAGATACCAGCGGAGTACAAATCTTCTGGTGCCATATCTATAGGTAGTGTGTGTTCATGTTTCCATGTACCCTGACACAATTACTGACAAGCGAGACATTCATCCTTGCTTGCTTGAACACCTGCACGAGAGTATACATAGTATAATCCCAAGATGTTCTGATCAAGGAATGCTTGCTTGTGTACCTGATTGATGTAGCTTTCATCTTCACCTGCTGCAAAGAACAGATTCAATGACTGCCACTGGTCAATGTACTTAGCACGAGCAGAAGCTAATGTTAGTACAGCCATCTGAGGAATCTCAAAGGCAGTACGGAACACTTCTTTCTCTTGATCATTCAACCACTCTTCTTGTTGGACACTACCCATAGCATCACGGATACGTTCAACAGTGGTCTTGTTGTACACCCCACGTTCTTGCATAAGCTTCAAGAGTGTAGGGTTAATACGATCTACTTCTCCCGCTGGTGTACGTTGAGTATATACCATAGCCGTATCTGGGTTGATACCTTCAGAGATACCACCCATAATGAGTGCCGTAGATTTCGTAGGCGCAACTGCAATCCTGTGAGTGTTCGCCATACCATATCCTTGCATCCACTCAGGCTCACCCCAAGTTTCTGCCAACCATTCACTAGCTTTCTTAGACTCACTATCAAGCTCCTTGAAGACACTGTTGTTAATCATCATGGACTCAAATGATCCAAAGACAATACCTTTCTGCTGCAGGTAGGAGTGGAATCCACATACACCTAGCCCTAAGGCACGAGATTTCTTAGTGAATGCAATAGCTTTCTCTAGTCCCGGTACATTCTTACCACGTTCAATGAACTCTTGTACTACACAGTCAAGGAAGACAGTAGCCTCAAAGACTGCATCTGTACCTGCCCACTCATCATAACGTGAGACGTTCATAGAAGACAGTACACAGGTGTAAGTGTAGTCCTTAGAGGAATGTAGCATGATCTCATTACACAGCTGAGGGGACTTAATATCAAGTCCCTGATCTACATACCACTTAGGGCGAGCTGCATTAGCTTTGTCAGGGAAGAAGAAGTAACCCTTACCTGTCACCATCTTTGTCTTCATTGCTTTAGAGTAACGCTCTATGGCTTCTCTATCACCATTGTTAAGACGCTCAATGAATTTCTCTGAGACATTCCATCCAATGTTAGTACCATCAGGTTGATGACGTAGGTAATCATTGACCTCATCGAAGTCACCATGATCAATATCTACATACCCTGCCCATGAACCACGACGAGCTGTACCTTGAGCAACAAACTCCATGTCAGCACCAAAGGATTTGATTAGGGGTAGGATACCTGAAGACTTACCACCTACTGAGATATCGCTACCACGTGGACGGATATCCCCAAGGTAACTTGCCGTACCAAAGCCATTCTTAGTAAGCATAGCTACTTCATGTCGGCCTTTGTACATATCATCAATGGAGTCTCCAATGTAGTTACCTGCACATGATACTGGGAGACCACGTGTTGTACCTGTGTTAGATAGGACAGGAGTAGAAGGTGACAACCAACCATTCCATAGGAGGTTGAAGAACTTCTCTTGCCATACACCGGGATCAGGAGTGTGCACTGCTAGGGTCTTAGCGATACGCTCATACTGTTCTTTAGGGTGTGCTGCTTGGTACAAGTACTTGTCCTTGAATAGCTGCCAACCTGCAGTAGAGAACCACTCAGGGCAAAGACCTTCTTCTACTAGCTTCTTTCGTTCTTCACTGAGAGCGTTGTATAGGCTCATCGTTTCTCCTTAAAATGTAAATGCTGCTTCATCCCAGTCACGTTGATACTGGTTTCCTTGAGAGGAGAAGAAGTCAGTGGCACTAAAGCCGTTAATAGATTTGTAGAATGTTTCACCGATAGGATTGTAGTCCACCTTGTAGTGGTCCTTGTATCCTAGATTACGGAGACACACATTGATACGACTCTTAGCGAAAGCTAGTAGTTGCTTAGGTGTAATCCCATCTACCTTACCCTTCTCAAAGATCTTCTCAATGATCTTTTGTTCATGTAGCAGAACCTGTTCAGCAGCAGCAATCATGTCCGCTTCTATGTCCGCTTCTTCTTCAGGTGTTAGTTGACCTGCAGCTTTAAGTTCATCTTTCAATGTCCGGAATAACCACCCTGCTGCTTCACTATGAAGTGCTTCGTCACGAGCTGAGAAGTTGATACCAGAGACAACATTGAGAAGCTTGTTCTTACCTGCTGTCTGGAAGTGTTTAAGGTATGCAAAGCTTGTGTATAGGATAGCACCCTCACCAAACGTGAATGCACCAAGAGATCGTAGGTCATCCTTTCCATAGAGGGTGTCTTCAAGAAACTCAATACGTTCTTTAAGTGTCTCATCCTCTAGGTATTCCTCATAGAATTCATCAGTAGCTAGACCCAACTCTTCGTTGAGTGTACTGTAGAACTTAGCGTGGACAGACAACTCCATAGCTCCAAACATAGCAGCCATAGGTTGGATGTCAGCAGGACGAGGGAACTTCTTCATTACAAAGTTCAACCAGAACTCATCCCCAATAATCTGTTCATACTTAGTGAACA